CCTTTACGTAAGTTTTGTTGTTTACTTACTGTAACTCCTTCAAGTTGCGGGTCTACAACAATAGGTGACTTTTTGCCTTCCTTTCTACGTATAACTCTACCAATAAGCTGTTCAAGCAGCGGTTCATTATTCATAGGTGTAGCCAAAACTAGGCAGCTAAACTCTTCAACCGATATCCCTTCTGCAAATATGTTAGTACTTCCATAAAGAATATCTGCTTCTCCAGTTCTTATAGTATTTACGAGTTTGTTTCTATCTTTTTTAATATCTCCAATCACGCATACGCTATTTTTTGGAGTAAGCTCATGCATACGTTCCAGTAGTTTAGTCCTAGAAGATACAACAAGAACTTTATGCCCAATAGAAGCATAATATGCTGCTATCATTGCAATTTGTTTTTGATAGTCATCGAAATCTACAAGATCTGATAGTTTTTCTGCCCAGCTTTGGTTTCCGTCTGCAAACCTAATATTCAGACTAATTCTATGAACTTCTGGTATTAGGTCATTTTCTTTTGGTGGTTTATATACTGTATTTCCAAAATAATCTTGGAATAATACATGTAACCCATCTTTTCTTCTAGCAGAGGCTGATAGGCCAATCTTATATTTAGCCCACGAAGAATCTACTAGATCTGAGAAGCTTTTAGCTGGAATATGGTGACATTCGTCAACCATTACCGTACCAAATGTTTTATTTAGACGTTCCACAGGAATACGGTATAAACTTTGAGTATTAGCAATTGTTATTGGTTTGCTAGTATCAAAAGTTCCTGCTCCTATAAAAGAGGGGGTAAATCCGTACACCTTTTGTACTTCAGCTCCCCACTGCTCTTTCAAAGCTAGAGTATGTACTATAACAAGAGATTTTTGTTGTAGTTTTCCTAGAATTGAAAGTCCAGTGAATGTTTTACCAAAAGAAGGATTAGCCTGAATTCTAGCATCAGACTCGATTGAGTCGTATATCGCCTGCTGACTAGGTCTAAGAGTAGCATTGAACTTTGGAAAATCTATGGGTACTTCTACCCGTTTATTGATTATTTCATGTCCAGGCGGTATTAAATCTACTCTACCACTAGGGATACTCATAAGGCCAGGTCGTATGATTCTGGCAGATGTAATAACCCTAGGTGGTAGAGAAGACTTATAACTAGGTATTGCATAAGTTAAATTCCTTAGTATATCCTTTTCTTGTTCGGGATCTACTTCTAGGAAAATTCTATTTTGCACTACGGCTTGCATTTTTTTGTCTGTCTTTTTCAATTAGATATGCTTTTACAAAATCACTTCTTACAATATGTTCTAAACCGAACTCTACTGTATCAAATAATTCTGGTAAGTTGTCTGTAATTGCTTTAAACTGCTTTAACCCGCTATCACTTAGATCGCTTTGATTGATATCTCCACAGAAATTTATGACAGTATTTTCACCAACTCTAGTAATAATACTATCTAATTCATGGAATGTTAAATTTTGAAATTCATCTACAATAATAAAACAATCGTCTAAGTTGATACCTCTGACATAAGAAGTGGACATAAATTCTACTTCTTTTTTCATTTTAAGTTGTTTATACGCATCTTTAACTTCATAAAGATTTGTACAAATTTCATCGTAAGGTAGTTCAAACACTTTTGTTTTATCTTGTAGGGAACCGGGTAGATATCCAACATTTCTAGTAGCTACAGCGCTACGAATAATAAGTACTTTATTAATTTCACCTTCTTCTAGCAATTTTAATCCTTTATACATAAGGAGAAAAGTCTTGCCAGTTCCGGCAGCGCCACAGACAATTAAGTTCTTTTTACTATTAAGAACATCTGCCTGTACTGAATTTAATGGATCTATTCTAGATAGTACCAGTTTACCTTTTGACATTATACCTTTTTACTGGTGTCTCTTATTTTGTAATATAATACATTATAAAGTTTCCAAGGAAAATCTCCATAATATAACATATGACCAAAAGAGCCACTTGGGGGTCTTTTTACTGGAACATAAAAATTTATACCTTCTAAAGAAAGTAAAGTGTAAGTTTCTTTACTAACTATTTGTTTAATCCTATGACAGACTAACTTAGAAAATATAGTTTTATTGTAGGTAAAAACTTTCCCAAACTTATCAATATACCAACCTTCTGAGCCTTCTTGGTATTTGATTAACTCTACTATATCGAATAAAGGCTTCTTCAATAATTTTAATTTATTCTTAGACAGTAGTCTTCGATGACCTAAAGTAAGTTCCCTTACTGTTAGGTCATCGATTATACTTCCCTCTAGATATAATAGATTATCATATAATAGAGGCTCTCCAGATAATTTATATACTGGAAATTCGATCTTATGCTGCGAGGTTATATCTCTCTTCAAAATCTCCAAAGCTGTAGTCATCTCCAACATCAACATCGCAACCAATAGGTTGTCCTGGTATACTTATACCGCGATCCTTTTGAATAAATTCTTTAAGTTTTACTTTATAGACTTCAACTTCATCTTCTGGCACTTCTGCTAGAATAGAGTCGTGTACTAGAGCAAATATTTTTGCTTTCATATTTGTTTGGTCTATATAGTTTTGCATATCAATCGCTGCTAGAAGATTGATATCTGAAGCAGGTGACTGAATTAAAAAGTTAATTCCGGATCGAACTTCATGAGCTACGATACCTTGGTTATCACTAGTAATATTTCTTAATCTTCTTTTTCTGCCAAAGAAACTATAAATAAATCCATTGGCAAGAATATGCTCTTCATTAGATTTCAAGAACCTTTTTAGACCTTTAAAAGTTCCAAAGTATTCATTGATAACTTGCTGAGCTTCTGATTTAGAAAAATATGTTTTAGAGTCTTTTGTAATCTGTGCTGAAATTTTATTTGCACCAGCACCGAACAAAATTCCGAAAGTTACAGCCTTAGCAGCCTGACGTCTATCTGGGAAAAGGGCCTTTACATCTTTAACTTCACAAGGAAGTCGAAATACCTTTTTTGCAATAGCGCCATGGAAGTCTCCGCCTTCGCGGAAAACTCCCATTAATTCTGTATCCTTACTAAGCACAGCAGCGACATACACCTCTGCTGTAGTCAAGTCGGCAGATACAATCTTCCATGCTGGTCGTGCTTTAATGCAACCTTTTACAGAGGGGTTGTCCCTAGGAAGCTGCTGCATATTTAATTTACCAGAACTGGAAAGTCTACCACTAGTAGTTCCATGTAGGTTAAAATTGGTTCTAAGCCTATTGTCCCTATCTAGTTCGTTTATAATTTTATCTAGGTAAGTATTCTTAATTTTTCCTAGCTGTCTAATTTTAAGAATTAATTCTGGTACTTCATGCTGTTCTGCCAGCTCCTCTAATACTTCTGCATTAGTAGAATCTGCGCCAGTACCTGTTTTAACTCCCGTAGGTTCTAATCCAATATAGTCAAATAGTAGCTTTCTAAGTTGTTGAACAGAGTTAGGATTAAACTCTTCTCCTCTATCCTTTTCAAATCTTTGAACTTCTGGATGATTACGTAGTTTTTTAACTGCTTCATCAATATCTGTGCCTAGCGTTTTTTGAGCTAGAGTAAGTCTTTCCTTATCAAAAGGCACTCCATTATCCTGAACTTTCAGCAAAAATCTTAGTCCAGGCATTAGAAGTTTATTGTATACGTTCAACAGTTTACTATTTTGTTCTACAGCTTTTTTAAACTTACTATAAAGTATAAAAGTAACTGCAGCATCTATGGCAGCATAAGGAGTCATAACTTCAAATGGAATATACTCATAACTAAAATCATCTTTGAGTATACCATTTGTTCTACAATAATTAGATCTCCATTCTTCTAGGTCTTCTTCGTAATCTCCATATTCGGTATATTGAAGAGCTAGTTGTTTCAGTCCATGATTCCCAGGTCTTTCATCAAGCAGATAATGCAAAAGCATTGTATCTTCTAGTTCTGGAAAATTTAATTTGTAATGGTACTCAAAGAAAGCCACGTCAAATTTAGCATTGTGAAATACTACAGTTTTCTTATTAAACAGTTTCTGTAAAAGATCACACACTTCATCGTCTAAACAATCGGATGATATATAAGCACCTGCATGTGGTTTAGCTGATAAAGAAATACCTAGTACGTAACCATTTCTAGGATATAGAGCACTAGTTTCAGAGTCAACTGCAACAAAATTATATGGTTGATTTATTGCATCTTCTATATACGCTAGTGCAGCTTTTTTATCCTCAATACCAATAAAGTTTTCTTTATTGTACTTTTTTGTTGTCTTTTTACCACTAACAAATGCGTTTATAGAAGCTACTGAATCTTCCCAGAGTTTTTTGGCTTCTGGTTTAAATGCCAACATTGCAGGGTTAATTGTAGGAATAAATTTATCGTCAACAACTTTACCGCAATATTCAGTTACAGAAGTTTTTCCTGTAAAATACTTAAAAGCTTCAGAGCCTACAAGGATAACCCAGTCGTAGTTATCTGCAACAGATTTTGAAAGCTCTACATCTTTTTTGAGTAGCTTTTTAATATCAGGATTGCTTGTTAAAGCATCTCTATCAAATTCAAAAGTAAATTGGTTGAATTTTTGATTGCTTGGTTTAGTTTCTACTAGTAATACTCTTGCCATTTTGCGCGTTTCAATCTTTCTATTTGCTCAACACTTAAACTACCTGGGTCAAAACCATTATAGACAATATTTCTAGTTTCAAACCCTAAAGATTCAGCTAAAGGCAGAACTTTTTCTGCAGCAGCTTGCCCAGGCTCATCACCATCAAAAAATATATCTATATTATGTACACCTAGTAGTCTAAGTAGGGATAGTTTTTCTTCATTTAATGTTTGTGTACCAAAAGAACACATAACATTAGTAATTCCTTTATCGTACAGATTTAATAGATCAAAGATTCCTTCAACTAAAATAATTGATCCATTTTTAGGTTTGGCAAGCAAAGGGTATAAAGGAACGGTTGCTTTTGGCGGATGTACTTTATACTTTGGTTTAGCAAACTCATCAAAAGATCTTGCAGTAAATGCAACAATCTTATTAGTTATATCTATAATAGGAAATACTAGTCGATTAGGAAACTCATCTTCATAAATAAAAGCTTTAAACTTTAAATATGTACTAGCAGATATATTCCTATAATCTTGATCCCAGAAAACTGCTTTTTCTGGAATTTGAAACCCTACTTGTTCTATCTTTACCTTCTCTATTTTATTCTTTAAAGTTTTTCTAACTTTATCTAGTTGACTTTGACTTATGCCATATCTACTAAATATGTTACCTTTAAATCCACAAGAAAAGCAGTGAAAAATGCCAGTAACCCTATCTACTCGCATAGAAGGGTTACTGTCATCGTGAGAAGGATTTAGGCACTTAATAAGATAATCATTGCCACTTACTTTAAACGGCAACTTTTGCTTATTAAGTACTTCATCAACATTCATTTTTTTCTACCAATAGCTGTCATATCATCAGATGCACCAATATATTGATATGCACCTTTATTACAAATAGGAGCAATACTGCTCATTTTATGAAGCATCTCCATTTGAACATGTTTAGCCTCAGTAGGTACTACATCAACAATGTTTTTGCGTTCTTGAGTGTACACAATAACATCGCTAGTAGGCGGGAGATCAGGCTCTCGCATCCAAGAGAAGTCTGGTAGATTGTAAGCTTTACCACGAAGAGGCTTACGTCGAGTAGCTCTAGGCTTTTTAGCATTAACAGGCATACAAATTCTCCTAATTTTATGTAATATAACACAAAAATTAAGTATTGTCAAGAACTTTTTTTAATATCTACCAAGGAGAAGATTCTATTTCATCTTCTGCTTCTTCTTTTTCTTTTATAATTGCACTATCAGGTCCAATTTTTAGTGTTTCCCAATCCATATAACTTATAAAATTAGTTTCTGCGTTATTTCTCATTTTAGTACAATTGAATGAAATAGCGTTATCTTCTTTATCATGAGCATCTAGAGTAAATGCTGCATCAGCAGCGTCTAGAATACCTTTAGCAAACCTAGCCTCTCCAGAGGCATCTATCTGATAAGGACAAACCACGGGTATTCCCCACTTTTGTGCTATAGATTTCAAAAACTTACTAACCTCAATCTGCTCAGTCCAGTCATACTGACCTTTCTTAGAAGGAAGTTTAGAAAGTTTTACCTGATTCATATAATCCACAATAATAACCGAAGGTTCAATAATAGGAATTTTACGCTCTAACTCAGAGCGTATTTTAGCTATGGTTAGCTCAGGATCGTAAACAATCTCAAACCTAGCTTTTTTCAATGGGAGTGTGATAAGTTTTTTATGAAACTCATCAAAGGCAGTATTAACAGAATACTCAGCAGCAAACATTTCGTCGCCACCTTCATATCTATTAGCCCACCATCTAGCTACTCTAGCAATTTCATCAATACCTAGTGTTCTATTTTTCAATCTATAATGGGATACGCCAGCACCAACGGAGGCAATCCTCTGCAAAATAGATCGTTGTGTCATCTCTATAGTAAAATAGATAGATGATTTATCGTTTTCATACGCTGTTGCTGCT